GGTCTCCCATACTAACTACATAACTGGCACTTAAATCTACCTGTGCGCCATCTGTGCTTCCGTTAGAGCCTTTGGTTGTAAAAAACTGCACACCAGATGAACTAAGTGCCTCAATCGCCTGATTGTTTGCCAACGTACCGACGCCACTGTTAGTGCCACCTAAAGTTCTAGCTGCAACAATAGCACCCCCATCATTTGAACTGTTCATTGTTGAAGTGATATGCACTTTGTTTGATGCGCTTGAAAAACTACTAGAAAAGTTGCTCTTAAATTCGCCCTCTGCGTAGTCCGTCACACTGCTTTGATTAAACGAACTGTCTGATGTTTGATTTGGTGCATCATAATTTACAAAGTGTTTAGCAGCCTGTTGCTTCGTCAGCGCAACCGGACCCGTACCAGCCTTATCTGCAATGGTATCTACATTCAGTACGCTGGTCATACGATGCTCCAATATCCGTTAACAGTGACGGTGGCAGACTGCGTAATCGGCCCTGCCGACACACCGTTCTCATCGCTGTCAATCGTGATGTCTGCGCTGATGGTCTGACCGTTCAAGCGGACGATGCTGTTGTTGCCCTTGAATGGGTAGCGTGTGTCCGACTGCGACTTGGTGTACGAGTCAGCAACACCGAACACGTCATATACGACCATCTCAACTACGTCATTCAGGGATGCGCCAGTGACCAAGACGACTGTAGTGCCGGTGGTCGCTGTGTAGTCCGTACCGGGCTTGAGAAGCACACCGTTCTGGTACACGTCCATGTACAGCGAGTCAGTGTAAGCAAGTACCTTACTGTCTGCGTCACTGCCGCTAAACGATGTCTGCCCCGCCGTTGCCTGATAGACAAAGCGGTTGCGGACAGCGAAGTTGGATGATTTACCGATGTATGCCATTAGTCAGCGTCCTTGATTGTTAGGGTGCCAGCAGCAACTTGGCGCATAATTTCGTCATACTCTGTGTTGCCAACGACTACAGGAACATACATTTCAACTCCATCAATAGTAGCCTTGATAGATGTTAATTCGCCTGTCGTTGGGCTGTTATGATATTGTGCTGAAGTGATGTTCATCTTTACAACTCCGCAGTTACAAACACACCAGCACCATCTGCCAGTCTAATTTGTAAAGTACCGTTCAATCCTTGAGTGTGACTTATGCCATCGCCATACATATTTAGATGCTCACTGGTAATTGTATCGGTTGCCACATTACCAAAATTTTCATTACCACCGCCCCTGTAGAACCGATAGTAGTTCACGTTACCAGTGTTGAATGAAGCAGTAGGAACTGTACGCATAGGCACTGGGAAGGGCAGATTTATATTACATTGATTGGTGTTGTAACCTGTCGCCGCCCAACTTGGGTAGTTTCCATGAACGCCTGTGCTAAGTTGCCAATAGTACCTCTGACATGCGGCCAGTTCCTCGCCAAAGCTGCGGTGTTCAAAGTCGGATGCGTTCTCGCCGACTTCCAGTTGAAGACCCGTAATCTGCCAGTAATCATTGACGGCATCAATCTGTGCCGAATGTCCTGCCGCAAAGGTTGCGTCTGAATAGGCAACTCGTGAACCTGAACTTCCGCTGTTATACGATGAACCAGCCACAACGAAAAACTGTGTTCGCAAGCTGGCGGCGTTGTCATTATCTAGTGCAGTAGACGTATCTCCAACAAATGAGATAGTCTTACGTTCCCAAGTGTTAGCACTATCAATCGTATACGTCTTAGGAAAGTTTTTAGTGCCATCGTCCTGATAAAGGTTCAGGCAATATGTTCCCGTAATATTAGACTTTACATAGAATGATACAGTAACAGTTTTAGCAGATGATGTTCCGTATGCTAGACCTTGAAGATTTTGGCCTTCCATCTTTTGTTCTACTGACCAGTAGGATGTACCGGAAATAGTCTCTGTTGCTGTCAGCAGCATCTTAAAGGAATTAGAAAACCCGTCAGGTGCATTTGTATCTTGGGAGATTGTCCAAGTGCCGTTGTTTCCGTTTACTTTAAATCTATCGCAAGCGTTAGCATACTGACTTGTCGATACACTGGTCTCACTCGTACCCCGCTGGGCAACTTGCATGGCTCCGTTGATGATAAGATTTCTCCTACCAGTGTTGAAGCCCATACCTTGTGGTCTTACTGTTGTCAGAGCCATGCTAGTTATCCTTATGCGTAGGGCGAGTCGCCAAGTACAGCGGTATCCCAAGCTGCCTTGAGTGCTGCAATGTCAGCAGCGTTAGTGATTGCAGATGCTGCCGGTGCATCACGCAGGGCAGTCTTCTTAGCTACTGAGGCAGTCTGGGCAGACGCATCGTCAGCCTCAAGTGCCTTCATGTACACCACGTCCTCTGCCTCAAGCAGTGGCGCACGTACTTCACGGATTTTGTCCTTGAAGATTTCTTTGGCCTTAGTCATGTCCTCAGAGATGACGCTTCCTGACAGAGACCATGCACCACGAAAGTGACGGTCAGATGGAACGGTAGCCGTGGAAGCGTCAATCTGGTTCCCGTCCTTGTCTACGATGTAAGTTGTTGGCATAATTTGCTCCTTATGCTGCTAGGTCTAAGTCGTCGGAGATGCGCCATGCGTTTCTCCACTCACGAGTTGCTGGCAACTGCTCTTTCTTGCAGATTACCATCTTCGGGCGGTTGCCCTCATCCCACGATTTCCATACGGACTGTGGGCAATCTTTCATAATCAGGTACTCAATCGCCTGTTCTTCGGTCATAGGGCCAACAGGCGGTGTCTCATGCAACAGGTAGCCACGGGTGTCCCAATAAACTTCGACAGGCGGCAGGATACCGCCCTGTAGCGCACACGCCATCCAGTTAGGGTCAGGAACCAGTATCTTAGCGCACTCATCCACACTGTCCTCGTACACTACACGGTAGTCAGACTGATGCGGCTCTAGGTTCTCTTTGGCCCAGCAGAGCCTGTCCCATAGATGTGTGCCTTGAAACTCAGGGGTCACTGTCATGCGAGGTCTCCGTGTGCAGTCGTGTTCAACGAATCATCAGCCAATGTTCCAGCCGCATTACTAACTTCTACAGCGATAATATTAGCCGCATCTCTTCCTGAATTTCTTGTGCATGTGGCACCAGCCGCAGTGGTAAAAACCGCAGTTGTCTGGCTATATCCATTTATAGTAGTAAATGAATTAGTCAGATTGTAACTATAGTCTCCAGTTCCGTGGTCTGTTCCTGAAGAAGTATTAAGTGAATCATGTATTGAAACAGTGCTAGTTACACTAATCCACGCCTTCGCACTACCATTCACCACATAATTCGTAGCCAGCGAACCCGCAGTCGAGTGCGTCAGGGTATCTGCTTTGAGTGTACCGAAGCTAGGCATTATGCGAGGTCTCCATCTACGCTAACTGTAAGCAAATCAGTGTCCGTACCGCTTTGGTTTTCATAATGAACGTACTGGCAACTTCCTGTCGCCATAGCTGTGCCTAGTCGGTTAAATCCTAAGTTTGACGATGTTGCTATAGAACACATATGCGGGGCATAGGTTGCGTTGGCCATACTTGAGGTGTAGGCAGGGGTGAAAGCCCCTGACTCATTATCAGTTACACTAGCAACATTAAAGCTATCACGAATAATTACCGTGTCTTTTTGGTCATAATGTAGCCACGACTTCGCCAGCCCCTGCTGCAAGTTTGTGGTCGTGGAGTTGCCTTCACCCGTGACTGCAATAGAGCCAGCAGTGCTAGTACCAGTCAGCGTGTTTACAAGAATGGTACTCATGCGAGGTCTCCGTGGATTGCACAGCACAAAATATCCGGGTCTTCCCCGGTAGGTGATTCATCGTTATCTGTGTGAAATGTGCGAGGCGTATAGGCCGAAGTTGTGGGGTTTGCGTCATATCTATGAGTAACGTAAAGAACGTCATTAGTGGCGGCTCGTTGTACCGTAAAATTATATGCGTAGTTTGCATTACCCATAGCGTTTGTAAGATTCGGCGTATGGTAGCCCGTACCAGTATCTGTTATAGATGAAGTATTAAAACTGTCATTTGCAGCAGGTGTACCTGTGCCTGTGATGTTTACCCACTGTTTCGCAGCGTGTTGCTTCGTCAGCGTAGCCGCACCGCCGCCGGTACTCTGAATGGTATCTGCCTTCAATGTACTCATAACGTCACCAATGTCCCACCGCTTTCGACTGTCAGGGTTACGCCACTGGCTACAGTAAATGGCCCAGTCACGTTAGCGTTCTCAGTTGCAAGGATGGTTGTGTTCGCCGTCAACGACTGTGCGTTGGTACGGAACAGGCCACCACCCTTGAAGTTACCCTTGTTCTCAGCAGGGGGTGTGATTGAACCCGCAGTGAGGTCGAGGAAGTTTACGAAGATGTTTGCAGTGCCGCTAGATGGTGCGGCAGTGAAGGTCAGGGTAACACCATCAGGGATTGTGTAGGCAGATGCCGCATCTTGGACAACACCATCTACAGACACCAACACCGACTGTTTGTCAGCAACGGTACGGTTGAGGGTAAACGTAGTCGTAGACCCATCGCCGTTAAACTGCTGGACAGCCGGTGTGGAAAGATATGCGATAGCAGGTGCGTTACCCTGATATGACGGCATCGCTTACTCCTTACGTAATATCAAGATGGCTAAGAACCACGTCCGCAGACGAGGCAGTGTCGGACGTAACGGTAACAGTGTCACCCGGCTCCATCACAACCTTCTGGTCTCCACCAACTACCACGAGTGTACCACCTACAGGAATAGGTGCATCCTTTACGAGATGCACGTTGTCAACTGCGCCGCTAGTACGGCCAGAGCCGTTCAGCTTTACACTTACCGTAATCTGTGAGGTTACGATATTCGCAACAGACAGACCGATGATGGTGGTTTCGGTAGAGGAAGGACAGGTGTAAATGGTTGCGGCACCAGTGCCAACAGCCGTGTCCGTCTCACACAAAAAAGCATTTGCCATTTCTTACTCCAATTATGTGTATAATTATACCATACTCTTAAACACTTGTCAAGTGTTTTTTAACCAAGTGCAATAGCAAATGCT